GCTGACCTGGACGGCCGGACTTGCCTGATCACAGCCTTGGCTCCTGGCATCGCAGAAATTCACGTCTCAGCCGATGCCGACCTTGGCGAAGGCGTCCGCGCCATCAAGGCGGGATTAAGCCTGCGGGTGATCCAACCCGAAGCCGTCGAGTTGGCCATTGAGGCCGGCGAAATCCAGGGCCTTCAAACCGAAGTGGAAGCCTGACCCTTGGTCACCAAGGACGAGGTCAGAAGTCTTTATCGCAACATCTTGCGGCGTGAACCAGATCCCGGCGGGATGGCGGCAATGTTGAAAAAAGGCAACGCTCTGGCCGTTGCCTCGGCCATTTTCGAATCGGACGAATTCCTCAAACCTCATGTCGCCTGGGTGTTGAATTTCTGGCTACAGCGAATGCCGGTAGATCGGGAAATCACCGAGTGGACGGCGAACTGGCGCCGGCTGGGTGCGTTTGATTGCGAGTGGCGCATCAGCTATACGCCTGAGGCCTTGAGCTTTTTCAAGCAAGGGTTGAACAGCCTGCCGCTTGCTCCTGGCTCTAGCCAAAAACTTTACAATACACGCGAGTACTCGAACCGGGTGATACTCAGGTTCCTTGGCCGTGAGCCCAACCCACCCGGCGATACCATTGCGAACGCGCAGGATGGCGAATGGCTCCGATTCTTCGGTGGCCTCTACTACGGCACCGGGGCTGAGCCGATCACCAAGCAGATCATGCGCTTCGTTCGCAAGGACCCGGAATCGGTCAAATACAGGGTTCAGTACAACTACAACCGATACCTCGACAGGGATGCCACGCCACCTGAGATTCGGCACTGGGAGCCCCATTTGGAGTGGGTAGACCAATTGCCGCACTTTGCAGCAAGCCCGGAGGGCTTGAAACACGGCATGGAGGTCAAGATTTGATCAGAGTAGCACTGATTCTGATGATCCTGGCGGTTCCGGTGCAAGCTGGACCGTTTGGCCTCTTTTCCCGGCGCGGCGGCGGTTCTGGCGGGTCGCAGGCCACGACCGGGGGAGGCTTTGCCACGGCGCAGGATGCCGCGAACCATATGGCCCGGATTGGGCGCATCGGCCACTTCGGTGGCAACTCCGGCTACGAAGGCGTTGGCATGGGATCGACGCCGGATCAGGCCATGAGAAATTGTTGCTACTTTGGCCGGTTTGCTATCAGGGATCACGGATGCGCCCAAGGCGCCAATGGAATGTGGTACGCCTGTAACAGGTACTAAGCCATGTCCAAATCGGTCGAATTCCGACTGCAAGCCGAGCTGAAGAAGCTCACCGAACACTATCGCCAGGCCTTGGACCTGATTGAGAAAAACAACGCCAGAATCGACCAACTGGAACATTCCTTGCACGCCGTGAAGGCGGACAGGGAATTCCTTTTGGAACAAATCAAGGCGCACCGCAGAGCATTGCAGCACCCCACCAGCGTGGACCTGTCGCTGTATGCGAGTGCCAAGGATGTGATTCGGAATCCGAGTAAATGATCCAATTGCCGATCCCGCCATCGGTCAACCATTGCTGGAGATTCACCAGCCGGGGCGTGTTCAAAAAACCCGCCTATGTCCGTTGGCTCGCGGAGTCCGCACTTGAGGCCAATCGTCAAGCGTTTCAGGGATGTCCCGGACCCGTCAGCGTGGCCATCCAGGTCATCCCCGGCGAAGGTTGGAACATCATGCGTGACATCGACAATGTCACGAAATGCACGCTCGACTTCCTCGGAAGTGGTGGTCTTATCGACGGAGACGATTGCCGAACCCTGCAACTGCTGCTTGTTTCCATCGGAATGCCTGAAGCCAACGCCTGCCTCAGAATCAACATCGAGCCGATCACCAACCCGATCATCATCCAGACGAAAGCCGAGGCCAAACGAGCCTCTTCTGCCGTTTCCCGTGGCGGAACAAAAGCCAAGAAGATCAAGACTCTGGAAGCCAGCACCACACAGCCGGTGGAAAATGAACCACGCGATTCCTTTTTCTGTAGCCTGGACGAACTGCGAGAAATTGCCCGAGAGGCTAAGGGCCGTGGCAAAGCAATGGCTCGCAAACTATCCGAAGAATGCGATTCTTGTCGATGATGAACTGCAAGGTGATCCGGATCGAGGAGGCAGCGGAAGCCCTGGGTGATCTGGTGGACAACTGTGAGGATTGGTCACTCATCCTTGAGACGGTATTCCCGGGTATGTACGGAACACGCAAGGTATCTGAGAAGGCCGTGATGTACTACACGGACGGCAGCAGCAAGAGGATCACACGTTATGCCAGACGAGCATGGCAAGGCATCCAAGTATTCAACCCAGAAGACCAAGATGGGTCCACAGAAGCTCAGGATGCACAAGCCAAGGCGTCCAGGCATTCGCCAGTACAAAGGACCACGGACACCGGACACACGCCCAAACAGCAACGCCCGAGGCTATTGCTCGACCTGGAGGAAGCTACGGCAGTTATGCTTGGCACGCGAACCACTGTGCCGAATGTGCAGGGCTAAAGGCCTGCTGGTAACAGCCAATGAAGTGGACCACATCATACCTCTCTGTATTGGTGGCGAAAGGCTCGATCCTGCCAACCTGCAATGCCTGTGTAGGATGTGCCACAGACAGAAAACTGAGGAAGATAGGAGGAAAGGCCATGTATATAAATGCATATAAGGGGTAGGGGATATGCTAGTATAGCACTTTATGGGCGACCGACGCGGTGGATGCCGGAAGAAACGGACACGCCAAATCGTAAATACAAAGTGATAGCAGGTGCAACATGGCTGGAAAACAGAGTAATCGTGCGGCGGATCGTTCCAGTTGGTTCCATCCAGGTGGTGAGATCCCCGCGAAGCCTCCGGTGAAGTTGACTAAAGAGGAAATGTGGCACTACACCGATCTCAGAAAACGGATGGCGATGGTCGGTGTCGGTGGCGCCGCTGATGTTTCGGTTCTGGTTCAGGCGTCACGCATCGGCGCGAGGTGTGACAAGCTGGTGGAGATGCTGGCTGGCATGGATGAGTGGACATCGGTGAACGGCGCGGGCACCCAGTTGGTGCATCCGCTGCTTGCCGAGCTTGGCCGGCAGGAGTCCAAGTACAAGGATTTGCTGGCCGCCTTGTATCTGACACCAAGGGCCCGTGGATCGGCAAGGTTGACGACCAATGAAATCGAGCAAGCCAACACCGCCAAGGACGAGGAGCCGGAAGGTCTCAGCGTCTTCAAGCTTGCCCAGGCGTGAACCGCTGCCGACCGGCGGGTACATGGACTTGGCACTGGCGGAGGCATTGCCTCCGTTCTTTGCTTCATTGCGCCAGTGCAAGGGTGAGTTCGCCGGCCAGGGTCTGACGCTCCAACCGTGGCAATTCGATCAAGTCATCAAGCCGTTGTTCTGCGCCAAGCGTGCGGATGGACTGCGCCAGTACCGGCGGGCGTTCCTGGCGCTCCCTCGCAAGGCCGGCAAGACCACATTGGCGGCGGCCATCAGCCTTTATTGCCTGCTGGTGGATGATGAACCGGGTGGCGAAATCGTCTGCGCGGCGGCGGATACCAACCAGGCATCCATCGCATTCGGCATCGCCAAGGAGATGATCCTGCAAAACCCGACCTATTCCAAGTGGTGCAGGGTGTTCCGGCGGGAGATCGTCAACAAGCGCAACGGCTCCGTGTTCAAGGTGATCTCCAGCGAGGCCAACACCAAGCACGGTTTCAGCCTGTCTGCTGCGGTGGTTGATGAGGTCCACGCGCACAAGGACTCAGAACTGATTGATGTGTTGTCCACCTCGGTCGGTTCCCGGCGCCAAAGCCTGCTGACCTTCATCACCACGGCGGGGCACGACCGCACTTCCCCCTGCTACGAGATGTGGAAGTACGCCGAGAGCGTGCGGGACGGAAACGTGATGGATCCCACCTTCCTGCCGCTGATCTATTCGCTGCCACCCGATGAGGACTGGCGGCTCCCCGAGAACTGGCGGAAGGCCAACCCGGGGATGGGGCTGACGATCAAGGAGGATTACCTGGAGGCGGCGTGCAACGAGGCCAAGGCCAACCCGTCGAAGGAGAATGTGTTCCGGCAATTGCACCTGAACCAGTGGACGGAAGGCGCGGCCGTGTTCATCAGCCAGGAGAAGTGGAAGGCCTGCATCGGGGCCAGACCCTCCGAGGATGAACTGGTGGCGTCACCCTGTTACATGGGCCTCGACTTGTCCAGCGTGTCGGACATCACGGCCATCACGCTGGCGTTCCACCTTCCCAACGGCAAGGTGTGGCTGGAACCCTTCGGCTTTGTGCCAAGGGAAACCATCCGTATGCGTGAGCGCAGGAGCCTGGCGCGGTATGACGCGTACGCCAGGGATGGATTCCTCGATGTGTTTGAGGGGGAGGTGATCGATTTCAGCAGAGTGAAAGCGAAGATATTCGAACTGGCCGAGACGTATTCCATCCGGGAAGTGACCGTGGACCGCTGGAACGCGGCGCAACTGGCGCAGGAGCTCCAGGAGGCCGGGCTGGATGTGGTCGGGTTCGGCCAAGGCTTCTATTCGATGTCACCCGCCACCAAGCTCTGGGAGGCGTCCGTCCTGTCCAAACGCATCCAGCACGGGGATCATCCCGTGCTCAACTGGTGCGTGTCCAACTGCGTGGTGGAGAAAGACCCGGCCGGGAACATCAAGCTTTCCAAGGCCAAGTCCACCGAGCGGATCGACATGGCCGTGGCGGCCGTGATGGCACTGGCACGCCTGGATTTCCATGAGGCGGCCAACGATTCGAACTATTCAAGTCTTACGGTTATTTAAGAATCCCCACCTAATTATTAAAACCGAAAAAAATCCGCCTCCCCCCTTGAACCTATTGGTTCGCTCATGCGTACAATTAGGTATACAAAGGACGGATGGAGGTTAAGGAAATGTTCAAGATGACCAGCAGCGACGGGTTTACGGTGACCGGGCTGAACATTGAAGGGGTTCGCAAGACCCTTGCTTACGACGGGATCACCGGGGTGTACCTGACCACCCGGGTCCTCAGCAACGGTCCCAAGGTTTTCGGTGGTTGGACGGTTGTGGCGATGTGAACCAATGGTTGGTTCATGCGTATGATTGAGGGGAAGGAAAGTAGGAGGGTAAGGAAATGATGAACTTCATGTTTGGGGTGGCGGTTCTGGTTGGCGGGCAGATGGGAGTTCCGCCGAGCGTTGAGCGCCAGGTTTATTCCTACGAGGAATACATTGCGCGAAGCCGGTCATCAACCGCCGCAAAAGGCGGGCTGGAGTGCAACGACAGGATCTTGGGAGGTTTCTCCTACAGCGTTGACCTTGCGATAATCGGCAGGCTCCCTGGCGGTGACAGTGCTCTTATGACCACCGAGTCCGTCACCCGGGGTGCTCCCAAGAAACTATATTTCCTGAAAAAACCAACCGGGTTGAATCTCCCGGAAAAGGGATCACTTCCACCCCAAACCGTCTTCTACAAGACGGGTGACACCGCCAAGATCCGGGGTGTCGAGTGCGAGGTGATCGAGATGGTGGTCGGTCCGTCTTGGGACAACATCGCCATCATGGCGGCGTCAAGGACGCCAAAGCCAATGGATGTTCTTGGCGGAGCCGAGGGAAAAGTTGTCAGCTCCAATGTTGTGGGTTTCCTGGCTGACAACGCGGCCACGGAGATTCACCGCAGAAAACTGGAAAACCTCTTGGACTACGAGCGGAAAAGGCTTGAGTCCAAGCGCCAAGAAGCTGCCGAATTCGCGGCTAACAAGGCGGAGACAGCCAAGAAGCTGAAAGCCGAGGCCGAGGTTGCCAACCGGATACCAGGCGCAAAGGCGGCACTGGACAAGCTGGTGTCCGACATGGGCAAGTCGGTCACCAACTACAAGCGGATCAATTCCAAGATGGATGATGACTGGTACATCCAGATCGACTTCACCAAAAAGGCAATCGCCAGGCACATCGAAAAGCTGGAGCAGGCGAAAGCCGGCTGGAGTAAGATGGGTATGGACCAGCAAACAATCACGGAAATGACCAAGAAAGCCAACGATGCCATCGCCTTGGGCAAGGCAACGCTGGCGAAAGGAAGTGCCAAGTGAACCTCATCACCACCGCCGAGGCGGCCGAACGTCTCAAGGTGTCTCAGGTCCTGGTCCAGCGGTGGATCAGGACCGGCAAGCTTCCGGCCACGCGGGTCAACGCCAGGATGTGGCTGATCAACCCGGATGACCTCAAGGTGATGGCCAAACGGGACAGGAAACGGGGACCGAAGAAGCGTGACGCCTGACAGTGCCGCCATGCCGGTATCTTGTCCGGCATGGCACCACTCCTCCAATCAGCCCAAAGCTGGATAGCCGGCCTTTTCCGCAGGTCCCACCCCAAGGGATCCGCTTGGAAAACGGTCGGCTACAACCTTTCTGACCCCGGATCCGCGTCCCTATTTGGCCATGCCGGGGGAATCTCCCCCCATGACGCTGTCACGATCTCGGCCGTTCACTGCTGTATCAGCCTAATTTCCAACACCATCGCCAGCCTTCCCTTGTTCCTGTACCGGTCATCCGGGGAAGGTCGGGCCAAGGCCACCGATCACCCGTTGTACGATCTCCTCCACGCCTTCCCCAACACCGAGATCGGGGCGGTGGATTTCCGCACTACCCTGATGAACGATGCGCTGTTGTACGGATCAGGGTTTGCCGAAATCGAACGCTATTCCAACGGCTCCGTCCGCGCTCTGTGGTGGCTCCCGGCGCAGTATGTCACCGCCGAGCGGGACGCTGATGGCGCCATCTGGTACACCTACGCCGCCGGGACCGAGGAGCAGACTCACCTCCCGGCCCGCAATGTCATCCACGTCCGCACCGGTCCCCTGGACGAGAACGGCATCATGGCCGTGTCCATCCTGAGCCGAGCGGCATCCAGCCTGGGCCTGACGCTGAGCGCCGAAACGGTGGCGCAGGCGATGATGGACCAAGGCATCAAGTCGGCGGGAGTGTTACAACATCCCGGCCGCCTGACGGCGGAGGCGGTGGAAAGGCTGCGGGCGGACTTCACCCGCGTCCATTCCGGCGTGGAGAATGCTGGACGCGTGATAGTGTTGGAAAACGGCATGACCTTCAACCCGGTCCAGACCAACGCCACGGATGCCCAGTTCCTCGAACAACGCCAGTTCGCCGTGCGGGAAGTGGCCAGGTGGTTCAATTGTCCGCTGTCCAAGCTGAAGGCGATTGATTCCCCCGGGTTCAAGACGATCGACTCGGAACAACAGCAATTCCTCACCGATTGCCTGCAACCGATCCTGGTGCGGATCGAACAGGAATTGATGCTCAAGTGCTTGTCCACCATGGAGCGCAGGACGCACAAGATTGAGCACGACTTGAACGGTTTGCTGCGCGCCAACATCGAGCGCCGGGTGCAGGCGATGGCGGTGGCCCGCAACTGGGGCTGGCTGTCGGCCAATGATTGCCGGCGTTTGGAAGGCCTCGATCCCATCGGGCCGGAAGGCGATCAGTACCTGCAACCGCTCAACATGCAACCGCTTGGCAAGGGTGTGGG